ATAAGCTTGCCGCTAACGGGCATTGGTTTCCAAAAATCTCTCATAAATATATCCTCCTATCTTATTTCACCATCAATGTACCGTCAATATACTCAATCTGTATGCGGTCGAAAGCATTCAAAATCTCCAGGTTCTGCTCCAAAGTCTTCGTCTTGTTCCAGTTGAAGAAGAGACGAATGTGCTGGGCACCGGCATTTACATACTCCACCTTGACATGATAGAAACCGGATAGCTGAGCCAGAATGGTTCCCAATTCAGCATCATCAAACACCACCGGCTTCATATCAAGCGAATCCTTACTCTCTGCTGTTGCAGCACGAAGACTGTCATTCGGCAGCGCCTGGGTTGTTGCCAGCTGTTCTGTCGCAGCCTTATTATCCGCTGTCTGATCAGAAGCCGAGAATCTCAACCAGCCATTGTGAATCGCAGCCAAGGCTACCCCCGAAAGGAAGATGATGCCGACGATGGATGCAGCAATCTTCTTTCGGTTGCGATAAGCGCCCTTGGATTTGCCGGCATCCATCGCCAACTTATCCTCGTGATGTGCCTGAACAAACTTCTTCCAAGCCCCATCCACATCCACCTCCTTCGGATTGGCTTTCTTGCCAGCCATTCTCGCCATCGCCAGTTCATGGAAGAACTCCTTCACTTCCTCATCGGCAAGCAGGTGCTCCACCTGCTCATCGGTATATTTCTCGGGATGCTCCTGCATGTCAAAGAGCATCATCCGCTTTTCTTCTTTACTCATGTTTGTCATTGTCTTGCTCATTTAAATTGTTTCTTAATCCAGTCCATCGCCTTCGAGAGATGGTTGAATACCGTCACCTTGCTCACTCCCACTTCATCAGCCACCTCCTGATAAGATTTCTCCTGAAGATAGCGCAAACGGAAAATAAGTTGCCGGATAGGCGGTTCCAGGTCTTCGATGAGAAGCATCAGCCGGTCGAGTCGCTCGTCGGTCTCTTCCGAGAGAATCACGTCGGCATCATCCAGCAGCAGCTTCGTCACCCTTTCTTTCACGCTCTTATGAGCTATCAGGTTGAGACAGCGGTTGCGTACGCTCCGCATCAAGTAACCTTCCTCACTCCCAGGCACCAGAACCACATCATCGGCAAGAATCTGGGCGAATAATTCACTCACCACATCCTTGCTCTCGTCATCATCCGAAAGAATGCATCTGGCCAGATTGTACATCTTCGCGTAATGCTGACGGAATAACTGTTCTATGTCCTTTTTTCTGTTCATATACTATATATACAGTTGAGCCAAGCGAAAAACTAAGCAAAACATCAACTTTTTTGCAAAAAATGCCGTAAGCATTTGGTTTTCAGACCAAAACACCTATTTTAAGTTTGGTCGGTCGGTGCAAAGTCGGTGTCGATTAGCTGGATTTACTAAAAATCTACTATCACTCTTTGTTTCGATATTCCTTTTAAACTGAAGAAGAAATTGCTATATAATATAATATATCTTCGATGAGTCCGTTTTATATATAACGGATTACATGAAGCATATATTATATAATGCCTCAATTCTGTGTGTGTTATTAATATAGTATCAACTAGGGCGTTTCACTAAAGAAAATTAGAGAAATGACCAAAAAAAAATTGTCTCATCGCGAAAGTAAACAGGCTATCCAGCAAATAATTGGATGGACTCCCCCTGCTTTTCATCAGGCGTCGGAATGCTACGTATCCTTCAAGGCATTCGATCCTTGTATCAATACAATGCGCCTGAAGAAGATTATGCTTAACCATATTAAAGGAAAGCGAAATCAAAGAGCTTACGGAGAAGAACTCGTTAAGCGTCTTACCCAGAAGCTTCTTGACGGATGGAATCCGTGGATCGAAGAGTCATACCCGGAGGAGTATGCTTTATTTAGTGACGTGTGCGATAAATATAAAACATATCTCGCCAAAATTGCTAAAGAAGGTGGCATAAAGCCTGGAACCAAATGTAATTACGAGTGCAAATTGTCGTTTATGCTCAAGTGGGTAGAGAAAGATAAGAAGATTACTTATATCTATCAATTTAACAAGAAGTTTGTGTGCGATTTTTTAGATTATGTTCTCGTTGAAAGAAATAATACCTTGCGAACGAGAAATAACTATATTGGTTGGCTGAAATCGTTTTCCGGCTATCTCATGGAGAGAGGATATGTTCAGAAGGATCCGACTGAAGGCGTTAACGCCTCCACAAAACTGGGTCCGAAGAATCGAAGCGTCATACCAAATGACGTACTATTGCAAATTAAGTCATATCTAAAGAAGGAGAATAAGCACTTTCTTTTAGCCTGTTATATCCTTCACTACTTGTTTGTTCGTCCTCACGAGATGACTTTTCTGAAAATCAAGGATATATCTAGGGAAAAGAAGACATTAACTCTTAATGGCACATATACTAAAAATGGGCATGATGCCATCGTTACTATCCCGAATCATGTCATCGCATTGATGGAAGAATTGGATATTTTTTCAGCGCCGCCCGACTTCTATCTTTTCGGGAAAAAGTTCCGCCCGGGAATGACGCCGATACTGGCTGAAAGATTCTCTAGATTTTGGGTCGACAATGTAAAAAAGACGTTGGGATTAAGTGATTTCTATAAATTCTACAGCCTGAAGGATACGGGAATCACTAATATGATTAAAGCAAAAACCGATCTACTTACGGTAAGAGATCAAGCCAGACACTCGTCAGTGAAGGTTACAAACATCTACACCCCTCAGGATTGCAAAGAAGCGAATCGTGATCTTATAGGGTATGAAGGCGTATTTTAATATAATGATTGTAGGAGATTTCTTCTCCTACAATCCTACTTTCCTACAAACCACCTGGATAACACTCTACATGTATGCGTCCATCGATGATGTACATTTCAAGCTCATAACCTTTGTCGAGCATTTTTGAAATTTCATTTTCTGTTGGAATATCATATGATGTAAAAACATCAAAGAAACCTGCTACCTCAGCCCAATCTCGTATTATGATACGTTTAGAGTTCTCTTGCAAGAACTTCTTGGGCTATCTGCTTAGCTTGTATTCTCCAGGCCTGATAAGCATCGAACTCTGCTTCGTGGCTCTTATCTCCATCTCCTCGATTGGCCAAGATTGCCTCTACCTGATTCTGGCTGTATTTGGTTCGTACCAAACCTGCCGTGAAATCACCGTAAGTAGCAGACTTTGCCTTAATCTTGGTAGAACCATCGGCTTCATCACCTTCGTAACTGAAGGCGGTTTTACCCGAATCTGAAGCTTCAGATTTTGTATCTGAAGTACCGGAAGTCTCGGGATGATAGTTTTCTACTTTCTGCTCACCAATGTAAAGCAGGAAATGGTCATCGTCAAATCTGACGTAACTTTTGCGAGATAAATATACCTTTTTCATCGTTAAGTAAATTTATAAAACTTCTTTTTAAACTTGTTGTGCAGTTCTGCGACAACGGTGGAGAATGGAAGTTCATCACGACAGAAGTCATTTAGGGCTTGATCTATGAGAATCTTGGAACCTGTATATAGATAGTGCTCTACAGTTTGCCAGACCTCGCTCTCTCCTTCAAAATGGTCGATGATACGATAGCGCAGTGAGAGACGTTTCTTAGGCATCTCTTTGCTGACCAAATGAGTGCTGCCATCGGCAGCGGTCTCTTCTACCTGTACGACCTCTTTTTCTATGACAGAGTCGTCAACCTTGTAATCAATCACTTGGATGAGGAATTTGTTCTCATCCTGTCCCTCATGGCAGATAATGTCCTCAATGGACTGCTGCTGTGATTTTTGCATTCCCTCGAAAGGCACACGAGATTTGCGAGCCTTAACGAGTTTTCCGAATCTTTCCATACCGATTTTTTTATATAAGTTTTTTGAATTGGCGTGAATTCCTAACCCAAGGCGTGAAGCTGCCTTGAGCTCTATTTGTCTCTGTGTAAACCCATGTTTGCGAAGATTAGCCACCTGCTTGCAGAGATCATGCTTAAACCGTTTTCGCAAGAGTGCGTGGTCGGCATAGATGACCTGTCCACAAAAATCTATACCATCGCAAGTTCGATGGATTCCCCACGACTTGTTTATTGAGAGATGCCAATCACGAGCTAGGTGCATGACAGCTAACTCCGCCATCAGACGCAGGAAAACTTTGTCTTCATGGAGAATATAGATGTTATCCATGAAACGATAATAATGATGGAGCCCATGACGGCAGAACTTTTCGAAACGCTCATTAAGAAAGCTGATCCCCCCACATAGTAGTTGAGCCTGTTGCTGAGTGCGACAGGTAACAAGCATGTCGCTCACATAGCGAGCTTGCCAATAGTGGAATTTTTCAGGGTCGTCGATGATATCGAAGCATCTGAGTGCCAGATAGTCGAATCGGGAGAGAAAGAGCTGCCCCAGTAGCTGGGCTAGTTTTACTCCAAGTACGATTCCTGGGTTGAACGAGTCAACTATCTCATCTATAAAGGAGAGGAGTTTTCTGTCTTTAATCTTGCGGCGATATTCACTCTTGAGCAAGTTGTGATCTATACACTGAAAATAGTGGTGAATATCAATAGGAAGGCAATAAAATGTATCTTGCTGTGGAGAGTTGAATATATCTCTCTTAATAAGATTGTAGAAATAATGAGTGCCCTTGCCCTTAGAGCCTGCAGGGCAATGGTAGTAGATGGTGTTACGTATATCATCCTCTACAGGATTGAGGGCTGCGTGTTGCATGACATGATCTATGACTGGCAACTTGTTAACCTGGCGATGCTTCGGGTATTCTATATCCTTAGGTACATACCCTGATGTATGCCAAGTCTGGGCTGCGTATGCTTCAAGCATACGCTCTATGTTATGATCTAGATTGGCATCAAATTCCTGCACACCCCTGCGAGACATCTTTTGTCGGGCATAATTATAGAAAGCCCGACGAAAGTTGTCATTTGTCTCGACTTGTGGAGAAATGTTACCAAATCTTTTCATAAGCGGTGTAATGTCTGTGTAATTGTGTGAAACTGTGTAATGTCTGTTGTCTGCTATTTTTTATCCTATAACCTTCGACCGGATGACCCTATTGTCATCATCTACCAGCTAGATGAACTATGTGTATGTTTCGCCATGGGGCGAGGTCTGACCCTGTTGTCTCGAACGGAGAGCAAACACCCCGTATTGAGATATGTTAAAGTTGAGAGCGGCGCCGTAGTTCACGTTGGCATTCGAGACATCATCGTTATCGTTGAGCGTCGAAAGACCGCATTGACCACCATTGTTAACACTACCACCACGAAGGCAGAGACGGAAACCAGCACCTAGGGTCACAACCTGGTATTATTATGAATACCGCTGCAAAGATACTAAAAATAATCGGTATGGAAGTATGTCAAAGAACTTTTTTCTAAAATTTTTTATCGCCGACCGCCAAAGGTGGTTATTGAAGCGAGCAGAGCTCGCTGGGTGCTTCGGCTTCGCCGTGTGTACTCAGGTCTCTTATGTACACCCAGTAATCTTATGTACACCCAGCAAACTCATGAAATCTTTAGGCCGCCACGTACACTGGTTCGACTGGCCACTCCTCTACTGCTTCGCAGAGAGCGGCGCCGTAGTTCACGCTGGCAACCGAGACATCATCGTTATCGCCGAGCGCCGAAAGACCGCATTGACCACCATCGTAAACACTACCACCAC